GTGTTTTTTCTCTCCCCAATCGGCACCTAAAAGCCCAGGTCAGAGGCCCTTTCCGGCCATCGGTGTTGATCACCGTTGGTTTTTGTGAAAGGGCCTCTGACCTGGGTATGTGGGGGTGCCGAATCAGGCCACGGCCAGCGGCGGCAGCGGCGGCGGCAGGGTGCGGGCGAGGTGCACGGCACCGGCCAGGGCGTAGGTTCCGTCGATCGGCATCTTGCCCTTGCGGGTGAAGACCCACCCGTCTCCGCGCCGTAGTTTCTGGGCAGCGCGGACGTGGGCGGTGAGCATCTCGTCGTTGGGGTGGGTCAGGTCGCCGGTGGCGACCTGTTCGGCCAGTCCCATGCATACGGCGTGCAGGTCCGTCTTGAGTTCCTGGAGGACCACGCCACGGGGCGGCCACCGGTCAGCGCCAACAGCGCGCTTCTCCTGCATCTCGACGGCCACGGACGCCATGGGGCCGGCGGGGAACCAGCCCAAGGCGCGGGGCTTGACGCGGCGCACGATGGCCGGGAGGTCGGCGCGGACGGCTTTGGTGCAGCCGAACCCTTCCCAGGCGTGCACGACTTCGACATGGACTTTGCCGTCGAGGACGGCGGCGGCGATGAGGGACGCGTGGGATCCGTCGAGGCTGACATCGATGCAGAGTGCGACGCGTGTCCGGTGGTCGGCCAGGCTGATCGGCTGGTCTGTGCCGTGCTGGTCCCACTTCTCGGGTTCGATCGCGGGGTCGAGGAGGTGGACGCGTTGGCACAGGATTTCGGTCCGGAAGCCGGCGAGTTCCGCGCCTCCGGCGTTGAGTGCCCGGATCCCTTGCCCGAGTAGGGCGTCTGCGTCGAGGCGGTGCCCGAGGTTGGGGTTGGCCTGTGCCAGGGCGTCGATGTCGGTGGGGTCGGCTCCTGGGGGCGCGGACCATTCGAAGATGCCAAGGCGTGGGTCTCCGACGCCGGTCTCAATGTATTCGACGGCGGGGTTGCGTAGCGCGTCGAGCACTACGGCGTATTCGTCTCCTTGGTTGGTGATGCAAAACGTTTGGGCGTCTTTGACTGCGTTCTGCGCGTTGGTGGCGGCGTTCCATGCGTCGAAGCTTTTGTGCTCGCGGAGTTCGTCGATGACGAGTCGGTTGATGGTGAGGGAGCGTCCGCCTTGCCGGTTGGATGCGGCGATCTTGTAGCGGCATCCGTCGGTGGTGGTGAGGCATTCTTCGCCGTTGGCTTCGCGTACTCCGTTGCGTGCGATGAGTTCCGTGAGGTCGGGGATTTCGCGTGCCATGGCGACGGATGAGCGCCAGGCTTCTTTGGCGTAGTCGCGGTTGGTTGACATGCCGAGGACGAGTTCTTGGCATTCGACGAACAGCCAGTACAGGGTGAGGACTTTCAGCAGGAACGTCTTGCCGTTTTGGCGTGCGACGAGTACGAGGATTGTGCGGAAGCGTGGGCGGCCGTCTTCGAGGAGTTCGCCGGCGTGGATGACGAGCCACTGTTCCCAGGGGTCTAGTGGGGTGTTGAGGACCTTGGCGGCGAAGTCGATGACGTCGTAGCCGTAGGTGGTGTTGGGGGTGAGTTCACGGAGTGGCGGCGTCCATAGGCGTGGTTCCGTGACGCCGAGAGCGCCGGGCGCGGAGTTCGTCAAGGGCGCTGACGGGAGTGCCATCCGTTCCTCCTCCGGTTTTTGTGGTTGTGGTGGCGCGCGCTTTGGGGGTCATGAGTAGTGCGTCGAGGATGGCGGCGAGTTGTGGGATGAGTTTGGGTAGGTCGTCGCCGCAGTCGATGTGCAGGGCGACGGTTCGGGCGAGTTCGACCATGGCCATGTCGCGTGGTTGGAGGTGTGGGAGCACGTCGTTCAGCGCGTGTTCGAAGCTGGCCAGTACGCCTTGCCCGTCGCTGCTCATACCGCCAGTATGCACCGTACCGGTGGTATGATGGTGGTATGAGGATCTGGCCGTTCAGCAGGGGTGAGGCTACTAAGCGCTCTCGCCTGGTTTCGGTCGGTGACCCGTTCCTGACGCAGATGCTTGGTTACACGGATGGCCTGTTGCCGACGGTGTCGGAGCAGTTGGCCATGAACTTGTCCTCGGTCTTCCGTGCCGTGAGTTTGATCGGCGGTTCGATCGCCACTCTTCCTCTGTGCACGTACACGACGGACACGGCGACGGGTCTGCGGTCGCCGGTCGGGAGCTTCCTCGACAACCCTGGTCCTATGGTGAATGGACGCCTGATGTACACGGCGTTCGACATCAAAGAAATGACCATGCTTCATCTGCTGCTCCACGGCAATGCTTTCCTGATGCACGTCTTCAACAATGCGGGTGCCATCTCCGGATTGAATCCGATTCACCCGCTTGCGGTGGGTATTGAATTGGACACGGCCGCGCCCGGCGGGAAGGTCTTTCGCGCCACATTGTTGGACGGGACGACGAAGGAATTCGATGCTACAACCATGACGCACATCATGGGTTTGACGTTCGACGGTATCCGGGGAATCAGTCCGATCGGGCACGCGCGGACAACGCTGAACACATCCCTGTCGGGCGACAAGGCGGCGGCGAAGGCGTTCCAGAACGGGGCCATGATCTCCGGTCTTGTCACCCCTACGGATGACCTGGACCCGGATGAGGCGGCCCAGATCAAGCGGGACCTGTCGGCGCATGTGCAGGGCCCGGAGAACGCCGGTGAGGTTGTGGTCATCAACCGGAAGCTGTCGTTCAGCCCGTGGCAGATGACGGCGGCGGACGCCCAGTTCCTGGAGTCCCGGGAGTTCCAGGTGGAAGAGGTCGGGCGTTGGTTCGGGATCCCGCCGCACCTGTTGGGTGTGACGGAGAAGGCCACCAGCTGGGGGCAGGGCATCGCGGAGCAGAACCGTGGCCTGGCCCGCTACACGCTGAAGCCGTGGACGTCCCGGATCGACGAGCGGTTGACGCTGGTCGTGCCGGCCGGGAAGACGGTCGAGTTCGACTACTCGGAGTTCGTGGCGAGTTCTCCGGAGCAGCTGTCCACGATGCTGATCGCCGAGGTGACCGGCCAGATCCGCACCCCGAACGAGGCGCGCGCCGTGCTGAATCTTCCGCCGATCGACGGTGGCGACGTGTTGCGTGCCCCCGTGAAGGAAGCGGTCACCCCGGCCGCTGCCCTTCCGCCTGTGCCGGCTCCGCCCACAACGACCCCAGGGGGCGTGTCGTGACTGTTCTCCGCCGGTTCTCGGCGTCGCTGCGTGCCGAGGTGCGCGGGAACACGCTGACCGGCCATGCGGCCGTGTTCGGCCAGTACGCGGACCTGGGATCAAACCTGGAAGACCTTGCGCCGGGCGCGTTCGACGCTGTGCTCAAGGACCCGTCCACCGATGTGCGGGCGCTGTTCAACCACGATCCGAATCAGATCCTAGGCCGTCAGGGCGCGGGCACGTTGCGTGTCGGCACGGACAGTCAGGGCTTGGAGTTCGAGATCCAGTTGCCGAACACGGGACTGGGGAACGATCTGCGGGAGCTGGTCTCCCGGGGCGACATCAACGGCGCGTCGTTCGCGTTCATTCCCGGCGACGACGCGTGGTCGCGGTCGGCGGATGGCCGCCAGATCCAGACGCACACCAGTGTGTCCCGACTTCTGGACGTGTCACCTGTGACGTATCCAGCGTATGAGGGGGCCAGCACCATGCTGCGCTCCATGACATTCGAGGCCGGTAACCACCGTGCTTCGCAACTGATCCGGGCTCGTGCCCGTGTCCTGTTCGGAAGGGACTGAGCAGATGACTGCTCCCGCTCCGGCACCGGCCGACACTCCGGCCGACAGCCCGGCACAGACGTTGGAAGACGTGTATCAGGCACTTGAGGCGATTCTCGCCGGTGCCCAGGGCCGTGACCTCACTGATGACGAGGTGGCCCGTTACGAGGCTTTGGAGGCGAAGATGGCCGTGCAGAAGCGCAACGAGGAGCTTCTCAAGCGCCACGCCGCGTATCGCAATGCCGCACCTGGCCAGATCGTTCATGTGGCGACCGCCAAGAAGGATGACGGCCTGGACCGCGCGTTCAACGCTTTCATGCGCACTGGTCAGGTGAACGCGGACATCGCACAGCTCCGCGCACAGGGTGAGGGCACCGGTTCGACCGGTGGCTACATGGTGCCGGAGGGCTTCCGGAACAAGCTGGTTGAGCGGATGAAGGCGTTCGGCGGGGTCGCCAATGAGGCGGAGAACATCACCACCGACTCCGGTCAGGACCTTCCGTGGCCGACGATCGACGACACCAGCAACACTGGTGAGATCGTGGCTGAGGGTGGAACGTTCTCGTCGGGCGCGGACCTGGTGTTCGGCAGCGCGAACCTGGGGGCCTATAAGTACATGGCCGGTGGTGGCAGCTCGCTGCCGTTGCGCGTGTCGGTCGAGTTGCTTCAGGATGCCGCTTTCGATGTCGAGGGCCTCATTTCCCGCAAGCTGGGTGAGCGTCTCGCTCGTATCCAGGCGACGCACATCGCGTCCGGCACTGGCGTGTCGCAGCCGTTGGGGGTCCTCACTGGTCTGACGCCGGTCGGGAACGCGGCGAACACTGGGCTGACCTACAACGACATGCTGGGCTACCTGCACAGCGTGGACCCGGCGTACCGCGCGTCGGGTTGCCGCTGGGTGTTCAACGACACCACGTTGAAGCTGATCCAGCAGATCAAGGACTCCAACAACCGGCCGATCTTCCGGTCCCTGGATGCGGATCTGTCCACGGACGCGGGCGGCGGGAACCTCCTCGGTTACCCGGTGACGATCGACCAGTCGTTCCCGGACCTGGTGGCCAACTCGGGCACCACGATCTGGGGTGTGTTCGGCAACGTCGGTGAGGGCTACGTGGTTCGTCGCGTGCGGGACATGCAGCTGATCGTCAACCCGTGGACCCGGGCATCCAATGGCCAGGTCGAGTACACCGCTTGGGCCCGCATGGACGCGACGCAACAGAACACGTTCGCGTACTCGGGTCTCACCTGCCACGCCTGATCGGAGAAGATCAATGCCTGTTCGCACACTCGACAAGGCCGACGTCAAGGTGTTGGGCACCGCGAAGGTGTCCATCGCCACGGCGACGACCACGTCCTTCGATTTCGGTACCCCGGACGACCTGAACCTTGCGGCCCTGACCGGCTACAAGCACAACGACAAGGTGTTGGTCGTGTTCGTCGCGACCACCGCCGGCACCACGGACACTGTGTCCTTTGTGGTGCAGGACGCCCCTGACTCGTCGGGGTCGATCGGTTCCACGGCGACCGCCGTGACTGACGGAACCCTGACCGGCGGGACCGGCACCCAGTACGCGCAGACGGCTGTCCAGCTTCAGCCTGGCCGTCCGTGGCTGCGTTGCCGGGTCACCTCGACCGGCACCACGGACACGTTCGTAGCGACCGCGACGGTTCTTGCCGTCGGCAACATGGCCTGAAAGGTGGTGTGTGATGGCGTGGGCTCCTGACTATGCGACTACCGGCGATCTGGAAGATTTCATGCGCGTTCCGGACGCGGATGACGCGGCGGTAGAAGCGCGCGCCATCACCGCCGCGTCGCGTGCCGTCGACAAGGCGACGAACCGGCAGTTCGGGAAGGTCTCGGCCGCCGAGGACCGGTTCTATGAGGCCCAGTGGGACCGTGCTCTGTGCCGCTGGTTCGTCGAGGTGGACGACTTCATGGGCAACGCGTCGGACATGACGGTGTTCGCCGACTACGACGGGTCCGCGACGTATGCGACCCAGGTCACCGGGTTTCGGTTGCTGGACTTGAACGCGGCGCAGAAGGGCAAGCCGTGGACGCGGGTTCTGTTCCCACCGTCAGCGTTGTTCTCAACGTCGGTCGAGTTGGTGCCGTACTGGATTCGGGACACGGCGGTGTCGTCGCGGTCGGTGAAGGTCAACACCGCCGCGTGGGGTTGGTCCGCTGTGCCTGTGCCGATCGTTGAGGCGACCCTGTTGCAGGCGTCGCGTCTGGTGCAGCGCCGGAACAGCCCGTTCGGGGTGGCCGGTTCTCCGGAGGTTGGTTCGGAACTGCGGTTGCTGGCGCGTGTCGACCCGGACGTGGATGTGGTTGTGCGTCCGTACTGGCGGCCGTGGGGTGCGCGGTGAACATCGCGGATGTCATGGACGAGATGGCCACCAAGTTGGAGGCCATCTCCGGGTTGCGGGTGTATCCGTACACGATCAACAGCGTGTCGGCTCCGGCGGCGATTGTCGCTTTGCCGGGACAGATCACGTTCGACACGACGTATGGGCGTGGCGCGGACACGGTGCAGCTGGATGTGTATGTGTTCGTGTCGAGGATCGTCGAGAGGGCTGGCCGGGACGAATTGGCTGCCTATGTGGACGGTTCGGGCGCGTCGAGCGTCAAGGCGGCATTGGACAACGGTCCGAGTGTGTCTTACACGTCATGCGACACGGTGACGGTGACGGAGGCGCAGGTTCAGCCGTTGAGTTCGGGCGGCATCGAGTTCTTGGGTGTCGTATTCACAGTGGATATTGTCGGACAGGGAGCCTGACATGGCGTTCATTCACGGCAAGGGCACGGTCGTCACGCTGAACGCTGTCGACCTGTCCGCGTTCAGCACGGAAATCGACTGGTCGCAGTCGGCCGACAAGCACGACATCACGACGTTCGGCGCAACCGCTCACGCCTACCTGGGTGGGCTGCTGGACGGGACCGCGACCCTCAAGGGCATTTACGACTCGGGTACCACCGGGCCGGGCAAGACGATTCGGCCGCTGATCGGCACTACCGTTGTGCTCGTGTACGAGCCTGAGGGAGTGGCGACCGGTAAGCCGGTGCACACGGTGACTGTGCTGATCACGGGCTATGACGAGACGGCACCGGTTGCGGATATGATCAAGTTCAGTTCTTCGCTTCAGTTCGCTGGAACTGTCGCCGACACCAGCCACGCCTGATAGGAGGCCGAGATGCTCACAAAGGAACAGCTTCTGGCGCAGCGTTTCGGCGTCCGCGAGTACGACATCCCGGGCGTGGGGACCATCAAGTTGCGTTCCCTCACCCGGGGTGAGGCTCTGGAAGTGGTCGGTAAGGAACTGGGCAAGGCCGAGGCGGAACGTTATCTTCTGGCGAAGGGTCTGATGGATCCGGCGTTGTCGGAAG